ACCGGCGTTTAGCCCCTTTATCTTTGCGTCCGGGCTGGCTCCGACGAAATCATTGTATTCGTAAAAGCCTCCGTTTTCCAGTTCGGTAAAAGTTAAGGATTCGTACAATTCCCGTGCAAATGGTTCCCGTTCATGCCCTCTGGCCATCCATTTGTTGCTGTAACCTTCTTCACTTTCCCCCGTCACCCGTTCATAGGCGACATTAATAATAGCCTTCCGGTATGTTACTGAATCGCGTTTTGCGAATAGGTCTGAAAAGGTTGAAGCTGTGAACCTCCCTGCTCGAAGATTCAGCCATTCCTCACTGTTTTGATCTACATCATGAAATTTCATATCATTACAGCGCTTTGGAGTAAGACTTCATTTTCCGGACTGACACGGTATTTCTTCTTAATGTCATCTATCGTAGAACCATCCTTTTTCAGATATTCAACAGCGTTATTCCACGCCGCATGAGACGGGGTAAGTTCAGGCTTATCCATAACCGGTTGTGTCGGTCTGATCCGTAGCCCTTCGGTTATTTCGCCAAAAGCTTTAATGTCATCCTTCACGTAGATTTGCACCGGGATATTTGTCCAGTCCTGAATGAACGGACTGCCAGCGAACTTTTTAACGGTCTTGCAATTCGTGACGTTCAGGATCATTGGCTTGATCTTTGCATCAGTGAATTGTGCCACGTTGCAAAGCTGTTTCTTTCCGTCTGAGCTTTTCACTTCCTGGACTGTAACGGATTTGATCACTGCTTTCAGATCCTTTCCGTCCTCAAGATCACAGGAGCCGAGGTAGTCAGAATTGAACACCTTTTTCCAATGGGTCTTGTGTTCATTGTTTTTCGTTTCCATTTTCTTTTTGGTTTGGTTTATTGTAATAGTATATTTCTCAGGTCATCTAAATATTGATCGAGTGCGGGTGCAAGTGAAAAGGCCGATTCCCGATATTTCATCCTGTACCCGGTTGCTTCCATTGTCTGAATTATAACTGCATCAGCCTTGACCTTTGCGAGTTGTTCAGCCAGTTCGGGATCATTTGTTTTGACCTCGACGTCGAGAGTAAATGTTAAGCGGACTTTCATTGCAGGATTGATTTAAGTAGTCTAATCTGGTCGATCAGGTCTTTTTGCTTTGACCAGAGCATTGCATATTCCTGTGAGTTAAGCAGGTTCTTTTTAGCTTCCAACTTGGCTAAATCAATCTGTAATGCGTCGACCTTTGCCTCTGTATGACGGCGTAGTTTTGATTTGAACAGTCTCATGTTATTTCTTTTTGAGTGATGTGATCAGAAAGTAAAGGGACTTCATTAAGTAGTAAGCGAATGCCGTTAAAGCGATTATCGCAAAGACAACGGCGAATGGTTTAATCGGTTCCATTTTGTTATTCATTATACATTTTACATCTTTCAATATATTCCTCATAAAAAGCGTCACAGAGGCTTTTCCATTTCTTGGGATCACCCTGGAACTCCTTAATGATTCTGTTTTCTTCGTCCGTATACAGGGTTTCATCCCATACCGGATCACCGTCAAGGTCGACATAGTTATGCCCTTTGTCAAATCCCTTATACCCCCAAAATTCATAACAACCTATACCGTCATTTTCGATTCGAGGGCTGGCTTCGAAGTCTACATTGAGATATTTAATCTCATCACCATCCTTGTATTCAATTTCGTATGTTAAGTCCATGTCGTTTAGATTTAAGAAAAGGCGAAGGGCTTTGAAGTGATCGCCACCCCCGACCTATCACAGTTATGTTAATACTATTGTATAGAGTCCCCTGTTAAACTCCAGGTATCCGTTTTTAGATATTTCAGGTTTGAATCTGAGATACACGGCTGTTTTTGCAACCTCTTTTTTAAAATAGCCCTGAAGTACTATTCCGGTATTCGTAAATGTCACGGAATAAAAATCATTCAGATCAATCGCTTTGCCTAAAGTGTTCAGCCTCCTTAAATTGTTTTTCTTACTTTTCATTTTGTGATAGGTTTTAATTACTTATTTAACTATTGGTTTGAGTTTACGTTTTGGTAACACAACTTCGATCGATACCGCCATACCTTCCAGTTCGGCATAATTCTGACCGGCTTTGACCGGCTTGCCTGTTATCGGACAGCGAAAGGGATAATGTGCTATTTTGATTTCGTAGTTCATTTCTACACTATTCGGTTATTGTAATAATTGAATTTCTAATTACTGCTGGACCTATTATGATCATTTCATTGTCCTGCACAAGAATTAGTTGATTGTCGTTGCCAGTGTTTATTAGCCGTATCTGGCTTAGATAATCATTTAGGTCTTTTTTAGGTATGTCGTATTCCTGGATGTTATTATCATCCAGCACGCAATTAACTTGAATTGTGACTGTAATAATATCCTCCACTGTATTTACATCCTTAGTGAAGTCTTCTGTTTTTCCGAATAGTTTCATATCTTATTTGGTTTGGATTTCCTTGTAAAACTTGCCTTTGCCGTTGCTTCCAGTTCGATGACTGACAGCCTGCCATCCGAATTAGGATGTATCAGCCCGGCTTCAATCCATTTCCGAATGATGTCGTGACCGTATTTCTGGCCTGACTTGTTCTGGCTGATATAAGCCTTAATGGTTCCGGTTTCGGCAGCGAAAGCCTTAACAGCGAGATCGGCAGCGTCAAGTAAAGCGTTTCTTAATTCCGTATCGGTCTGAGGTGGGTACATATCAGACAGCTTTTAAAATGATCTCCTCTGCCATTTCAGGACCATGACGGTATATTAATTCGTCAATGATCATTTCTGCCTCATCCATTGCCCGGAGGTGCGGGAACTGCGCTTTAACAGCTTTTGAAGCTGCGTTGTAAAGCCTTGTTGCTTCTTCTTCTGTCATGATTGTTTTCTTGTTAAAACCTTAAATGATCTTTTCCTTAGAAAGTCCTCAATGATAGAACGGGCAAAGGCTGATTTTGTTGTATCAGCCTGTTCCGCCAATTCTATTATTTGAGATTCGGTTTTCGGGGTAATCCGTATCGGCAATACTTTTTCTTTTCTGGTCATTTCGTTTGTTTTGTTTTACAAATGTATACAATTATTTTCGAATAATCAAAATAAATTTGCACAAATTTGGGAAGTAATGCACCAAAAAGAAAAGGCCGGCTACACACCGGCCCATTTCTGCCACTCCTCGATGAGTTTTAATAGTCGCCTAACTTTAGCTTCGTGTCGCTTCGGGATTGCGTTTGGCCTGATCCCGCCCCTGTCGCCCTTTGTGATTAGGCGGGATAGTTCTGACCAGTTGATTAGCTTTTCCATTATTCCAAATTTTCAGCACCAAAGCAAAGTATTAAGGTTTCGCCATCACTGCCTTTCCCTGAGACTAACCCCGTATATTCGTATTTTTCCCGACCCATAAACTCAGATCGAATAACTGATTTATCTGTATATATCGAGAGTCCGTTTTCACTGGTATTTTCGACATAATTATAACTTATAAAACTTTCAGGAGCCTTGCCATAACGGAATCCTGTAATAACCTGTGCATTTTCAAGATTTACTCCATTTGATCCGAGTTTATGAGCAACTTTAAGTATTGGAGTATAATACCAGCAAGGCATGCCATTTAATCCGTCTTTGTTTGCATCTATTATTTGCTCCCTGCTTATCATTGTTTTGGTTATTAATTATGATGTAAATATAATACGCATTTGCGTACTATGCAAATATTTTAACAATTATTTTGCACAATTGCGTTAATTTATATTGATTCTAAATAGTACAAAAAGACAATCCCGGAGCGGAGAACTCCGGGAAAGCCCAACTAACCTAAAACCAAAACCAAACATGAAAGGAATCTGAACCGGGTTGTTTCGAAGGCACAACCAACGGAAAGCCCTTTAGAAAGTAATTGTACCGCCGGTCATTATTCCGGGATATTTATTGCCGATAAACCAAACAGGTCCAATCACAAGGTTATAATAATTCGGTAGTAATGCGATCCCGACCTGTTGTGTCTGTTCATCTCCCATTTTAAACTTATTACTCAGCGCAATACTTACGCCCCAGTCGGATTTAAGATTCGGTTTAAGGTGTTTATAGCCGATTGCGATAGCTGCGCCCTGGATCAGAATAGGCTTATCAAAACCGCTTTCAAATGTCCATGTAGGACCAGCAACGACGGCATCAAGTGAAAAGACGAA